GAAAAAAGCGAAACTTATTTCGGCTGTACGTGCAGCCCCTCTTCCAAGATGGACATTGTTTCAATCAAAGGAACGAAAACGAATACTTCAAATGCGACATTGGGATAAGGAATTTGAAAGTTTACCAGATGATATTCGAGACCCATTAATGGAACGAACAGATGCCATTAAACAATTAGTGGCACGATTTGATACTCAGGTAGGTGGTACAGGAAAATTATTTACTACAATTGACAGGGCTTTTGACATGGCTTGGATAGCTTCTTTAAGAACTTTAGTGAGAAATAAAAAGACGATTGGCCACGGTGTTAAAGTTAGATTTGATATAGATGAAATGCAGTTACAGAGAAGAGAAATGGATGTTGCCCGTGAATTAAATAAATTATTGGGTGAACTTTCCGATAAAAAATATGGCAATACTGATTTTGGATTGTTATTGCACAGTATGGATACTCAATTGAAAAGAAATGTAGATAATTTAGCAAAAGGCAAGGGACAAATTGCAGACCAAGCTAGAGAAATTAAAAAATCTGTAAATAAAAGATATGATGCAAATTTAGAGCAAATGACAGACTATACAGATGTCAGTGGCATTAGAAATAACTGGGATGAAGGTGTTGAGTTATATAAAGCCGGTGACCCAGATAATTTAAAATTAACTAAGTTTGACCAAATGGCTTCAGATGAACTGGCACGAATATTCAGTGATACACGGAATCCAATGGTTGAAGCGGCTTTACAACGACAAGGTATGCGACTGGTTGAACAGGGTGGTAGACGTGTTCTCATGCCTACTACTAGAACGACATATAAACAAAGTCAACGATACGCAAATGATTCAGAAAAAATGTTTAAAGAATTGTATGATGCAGACAGACAATATGGTTCAGCACAGTATGATAATATTGATGGTTTCAACATGTCACCGGCTAGGGCAAAAGAAGGTGAATCTGTGGCAATTGATTCAGAACGATTAAATCAAATGACAGTTAGAATTGGAAAGGAATTAGCTGAGTTTGCAGAGGATAATCCAAGATTAGCTACACGAATTATAAGTAATATCAGAGGAAAAGATGTTGATGTTTCAAGCTTCTTGGCTAATGAACGGTTGAAGGCATTGAAAAAAACACATGCAAATGTAGGTGATGATGAATATTTTGAATTATTAGATGATTTAAATAATCAACTTGATAACCCATATGAATTGGATTTGGAAAAAGCCGATGAATTTACTGGTGCTATGACTAGGGATATGGAAGGCATGGCAAATCTTGAAAAAATAATTGCTGCTGAAATTGATTTAGTACTGCCATCTGACATGGTTAAATTGGATATAAGTCTTAGTGACTTACATTCAATGAGAAGTGGCTTATGGAAAAAGGCTATGGGACAGATGACAAGTGATATTCAGCGTGTCTCCGGTGGATTCAATACAAGAGTTGCTAGTATTATACAGAGAGAACTTGATGGATTTGACAATCTAAAAGATGCAAACCAAGTATGGAAAACACAGGTTGGAGAGAAATGGAGAAAAGGAACTGGTCGAAATATTGTTAATGGACTACGAGAACCAGAGGAATTTTTCAAAACATTCATTAAATCCAGAACACCACTACGAGCTAGACAGGATTTTGATAATATATTCATGGGAGCCGATGGTGCATATGATGAGGAGGTTGTAGATGGTTTACAATTTACTGTTAATCAAATGCTGGAAAATAATGAGAAAATTCCTATTACATTCTGGAGAAACTTTGGCGAGGAAGTTCTTGGATGGAAAAGTATTCAAGGTGAAGATTCTATTCAATATGCACAAAGCATGAATCGTAAGATGAGTGAGAGACAAGCAAAATATAGAAGTGATGCTGAAGGTATAACAGAGGAAATTGGAAAAGATATTGATGCAACATCAGCAAGACTTCAAGGAGATTTAGAATTAGATTTATATAATTTTGAAGGAATTTCTTTGGCAAAAATGGAAGGTCTATTTGGTAAACGAATTGTTGATAAGGAATCTTTGCGTAAAGCTATTATAGAAGAAAGTCATACTGGTGGTGATTCAAGAAAACTTCGTGCTCTTGTAAAATTAATTAAGGATGCCCCACCAGAAGCCGCTAAAAAGAATAAAACTACTTTACAGAAAATACTTCATGAAGGAGCTATGGAAGAGGCTTATGGCTTACGAGGTACAAAAGGATTAGGGTATGAAAGTGCAGATGTAAAACTTTTACCAGATGGTACTAAGCAATTAGAACCGGGTAGACTTTATGAAGAAATGGAAGTTGATTCTAGTGCATTGCAACTTTATATAACACGAAATGCAGCTATTTTAGAAGAAATAATGGAACCAAAGCAACTTAAAGATTTAGCTGATTTATCTGCGTTAGTAACTTTAGTGACAGGTGAAATTGGTTCACAAGCGATTGAAAATTTCCCAAGAGGAATGAAACTTCAATCATTAATGTCTAGAGCTTATGGTGTTGCAAGAGGAGTTATATCCCCTCGATATGTATTAACAGAATTATTAATTCAACATGCAAGATTTGGTCGAGGTAAAATGATTACAGATTTAGCCACTGACCCTGATGCATTTGAATTATTATCCGATGTAATACTAAGAGATGGATTAACCAAGCCACGAATTAGAACAGAGTTTGTTGAATACTTCTATGGAGCATTATTAAGAATTGGACGGGATGTGTTTGAAGCTGAAGGTGCAGGGGACTTACAAACCATGAGTGAAAATGCATGGAATCAAGCCGGTGGGGGTAACAGATAATGTCCGAAGATAAAGTCTCAGAGAACAAGGAAAACATCATTCGCATTGAAGGCGAACTGAAACTCATCAATCAAAAATTAGACAATCACATACATCACATAGCAATGAAGGTAGACACTATTTTTAAGATAGTGTGGACGGTCTCATTTGGAGTTTTGGGACTGGTGCTAAAGGCTGTCTATACAGGACTAATAAACTAGGAGGAAACATGGAAAAACTAAAGACAATGTGGAAGGACTTGAGCAAGAAGGGTAAAATTGCCTTGGTTGTTGTAGTAGTCATTGCTGTTGTAGTTGCATACAATGCCATTATATAGATTCAAGAATATAAAGACTGGTCGTCTCTTCGATAAGTTTCTGACTTTCGAGGAGCATGACCGGTACAGAGAAGACAAGAACTTAACGCAAGTTCCGACTGGCTTTAAGATAGCCCATCTTATTTCAAGCGGGGAGAATAAAATCAGGGAACAGTTGTGGAATGCGGCCCAAGCGGGCAAGAAACAGCAAAATTGGAAGGATAATAGAGGATAATGTTTGGATTACCAGTAGAAATGATAACAATGCTAAGCTCCAGTGTCTTGGGTGGTGTAATGACCATCTGGGGACAGAGCATTAAGGCAAAACAAGCTGAACAAAAGATGCTGCTCGCCAGAGGTAAGTTTCAAATGGAATCAATTGAAGCGGCACGTAAATATGAAAATGCAGGCTTTCAATGGACGAGAAGAATTATAGCATTAACTGCTGTATTCTTTATAATAGTCTGGCCTAAAATTGTACCTGTATTCTTTGATGTTTCCGTATTCCTGACATGGACGGAACTGTCAAGAGGTTTCTTTTTCTTAATAGAACAAAAGGAATTACTGGTGGATAGAAAATTTGCAGGTGTTGTCATAACACCAATGGACACGCATCTGATGGCGGCAATCGTAGGGTTGTACTTTGGAGGAAGTCTTGTTAAAAAATAATGTATAAATATTTAAAGGACAGATTCTTGAATTGTTGTGAAATTTATGGAAGTAAACTAAGTAACTGGGCGTGGCATTTGCGTTGGAATAAAAAAAACCGAAGATGAACCTAACGAAGAATCAGAACCACAAGAGGAATTACAAGAAGAGAAATCCGATAGCGAAGGAACTGAGGACTCCGAGGTACAGGCAGAGGACAGTGAAGAGCAAGACAGTGTACAACCGGAAGGACGAGGAGACGTGGACTCCGATAAAGGGATTGCTTCAGATGTTACTAGCAAATAATTAACAGGTACTCCATACCTATAAAAAGCCCTAGTCTAACTGGGGCTTTTTTTATTCCTCAATGTCTGATTCTTCTTTTTTACCGAACACGGGGGAATAATTATCTCTCATTGCATCTTCCCTAAAATCTTCTAGTTCAAGTTGTTCTTCTGGTGTTGTTAGTGTTTTTGGACTAGTCCCTGCCTCTTTTTGAACCTGTGCAATAGCAGTAGATATCGGCCCTCTCTCACCTTCAACAGTTTCAGTTACTTCCTCCCCATTTACAGTGGTGTGTCCGTGTGTTAGCAAAGAATAAAAATCTTTGTTAGCTAATTGTACATGAGATTTATCATCATATACAACAACCCATGTTCTAATCGTATGTCCCAATTTTGTTATAATATCCCATTTTTTAAAGGAATGTACTGTCTTTACAGGAACAGTTCCTTTTGTTAGATACTCTAACATCTTTCCCTTGGTTAGAACAGCAGAATCTTCATCTTCAAACTGTAATTCCCATACCTTATCCTCATGTGCATGGGTGTCTGGATTCGTACCGCCAGAATCATTTTGTATTATATTTTTAATTGTTTTTGTCATCCTAAATACCCTTTTACATCTTTGATATCCCTTTCAAAGAGATTATCAATGTATTTAATCACGTTTTCATACCTAATTGTATCTACGTAATTCTCGTTCCACTTATCCATGTGTTCACGAAACTTTTCGGGAGGACACGTCCATTTTTCTGAAAAGAAGTTGCCCGACTTGTCAATGCCAAAATATAGTAGCTGTAGAACTGCTTCATTTTTGTTTGGTATCTTTTTGTCCACCATTTTTACCCTCTATTTCTGGCAAACTTCCCAATAATTGTATTAAATTATAAACCTCAAGGTAAGGTTTACTACTCAAATATTTCAGTAAAATATTTAATTGTTCATTCGTTATTTTTTTCATATTTTTTCCTCCAGTTCATCCATGACCTTGTTCAGGGATTTAACGTATTCCTTTGTAATTCGTCCCCGTTTTTCTCCTTCCGATTCTTCTCTCGGTTCTTTGAATTTAATCTCACCGGCTATCGCCCCATACGCAGCCATGTCAACATATGTATCTACACTAACATCACCAAGCTTTGTTCGTGCTATCTTTAACAGGCACATCATAATCGCTACATCGTGTGCAGAAATTTTCATATCCTTGTACGCTGACCATAATTTCGCTATGTTCTTGTGATTGTCAACCTTATCACCATAATCCGTGTGCCTCTGACCTGCGACTAAACTTTCAGCTTTCACTAGGAAATTTTTTGCTATTTTCTCCATTCGCCCCACATTTTTTTTTCATTTTCATCCTTAACTAGACTAGTTATCATAATTCAACATTTTCCTTCATAAATAATTCTTCTAGAGGTATTAACACACAATTAGAAACACCTCTATCGCCTATCATCCTACTATGCGTTGGCTTATATTTTTCTACTATCCTCTTTAGTTTTGGAACTTCAAAAATTAATTTACAATAATTCCCCGTACCATTTGATAAAATATGAATCCAAAAATCAGATTCCGTTTTATCAATGCCACTAGGCTTTCCATTGCATTCATATTCTATGGCAATGTTACCTGTTTTCTTCCACCAGTCCCTCTCAGTCTTAACTTCAATCTTTTTATTGTGAAACATATCGTGAACTTGCTGTTCCCGTAACTGTCCGTACTGTAAATCCAAATCAAATTTAGTGTTTTTTACCATTGTTTCTCCTCGGTCTGAATGGAATAATGTTACTTTTTAATTCCTGTTTCGTTGTTTTTAATTTTTCCTGTAACATAGCCTCTTTTCCAATTTCAATTAAATCCTCTTGGTGCTTTATAGACATTTCACACAGACCCCTCATCATGTAATATAATTCATTAATGGGTTTTACCATTTTATCAACGCATATCATGTTAAACTGGTCTTCACCTAGGGGAGACATTATAACATACATCCTGTTTTTAGGTAGTACTATTTCTTCTTCTTTTTTGGCCATTCTTTTTTCAAATATTTCCAACTTATTATTCCTCTGAATAAAGCATATATTCTCGATATTATTTTAGCCATATATTAGGTATCCTGTTATCAGCATACAAAAAACCATGCCTATCACACCAATTGGCATAAGTAGTCTTGCTGCCCTTATATATCTTTTTCTTTGAATTTGGGAAGATAAATCTAACATCCAAAGTCGGATTTTGCTCTTTAACAAGTAAATGTTTAACCCTATCTGTGACATCTAAATTTCCTTTCAATTCCAGATAAAATCCATAATTCATTAAATAAAAATCTGGAGTATAGGATTTAATCGGTACAATGTATCTAAATTTATCTTTTTCATATTTATATTTAATTTTACTCTTTGCCAGATACTGTGCAAACTCAAATTCAAATCTGCTACGAAACCCGTGACTTAACTTCATTTAACGATATTTTTGGGTTTATGTATCTCATATAACTCTTCCAACCGTAAATCCAAGTATTCTGCTGTTTTAGGTGATGTTTTTCTTAATTCTTCCGTATATCCCTTAATATCAGCAATTATGATGGCATTTCGACTTAATAAATTTTTAATTTGTCCTATATCCTCGTCTAGAGACAGTTTATTGGTAACAAAGGTCTTATCACCCCACAAAACACGAAAAGGGTCTCTAGTGCGTAAAAACAGCACATTATGGGCGTTTTGGTCTTTTGTGTACTCTTGAATGTAAAAAACATCACGATTGGACTCAATATCGGTATCTGCGATATTTAATTGAAATATTACAGGCAATTTTCCAAATCTTTCTGAATTAACTTGGTATACCACACCATAGGCCTGTTCTGTGCCCTTGTAGCTATCTTTTTATGAAGTTCAGCTTTAGGCCAACAGTGATATTTGTAACTACAAAAACTACAGGCCATTGGCATCAGCTTATTCTTTGTGTATATATCCTCACCCTTGATTTTTATCTTTTCATCTTTTGGTTCAAATAGCTTTTTAAAGGGTTTGTTCTTAACCAACGCCTTAACATTATCACTAGCCTTCTGTAACGTCTCATTCTTTTCTTCCTCCTGCTCCTGCGGTGCTTCACATATCGCCCATTCACCTGTTGACTTATTCACAGCAATCCAACCACCGAATGGAGAATCATCGGCTTCTGAATAACTGTAACCTTGTACAAGATAACCAAAGGGGTCATCCTCTTTTATTTTACTGTACCCACCATAATTTCCGAATTTATTTGTAAATGCATAAGGACTTGAGGATTTAATATCCCATACCTTACCATTTATCTTTACATCTAATGTTCCTTTAATATTTTTTCCACCAATCTTTGCGGACACCTTTTTTTGTGTATGGTCTACATTAACACCAGAAGCCTTCATGATAAATATGGAAGCCGCCTCAACAAGGTCTCCCATAAGAAACCTCATTACAGCATTGTATTCTAAATCTCTGGGAAGTTCTTTTTTATCGAGTTGCTGTTGACAAAGTGGTTTGCCCAATCCAGACATACGCATTCGCCACTTTCTTTTATTTGGACTAAATTGTTTCTTTAAAGCGTCACCACAAGCTTTTTTAAATTCACGAACAAGTTTAGGCGAGATTTCAGCCTCGCCTTTACTTGCGTCAGTTAAATAACTCTTGACTAAATCAAGAATTGGTTCCATTACCAACCAACCTTGCTTCTAAAACATTATCTTTTGCATCTTCCTTTAATTTTTTATTGGTTCTATGGGATTCCATAATACCATTATTAAAAGAATTAATCGCACCGAAAAATTGTAATAGCAAGTCTTGGTCATCTTTAGTGAATTTACCAAATTTAACTGTCTTGGCGTTAGCACCATAATATATGTTGCCACCTCTTTTACCCTTGACAGTTGTTAGTTCGGCAATTGCAGTAGGCATAAGTTTTCTCTGTGCCTCTAAAGTTTTCACCCAATCAGAAATACGAATGAAACTTGACCCTCTCACATACCAAATGGATTCTTGGTCTTTAACAGATGCAGGTTTACCCGTGGCATCCTGCCCCGCATCTATGGTCACTAGTCCATATAGTACTTGGACACATTTAATGCCCTTTTGCAGTACCGCTTCGGGAGAATGCTCATCTAGTGCTTTTAATCTATCGGGGGCAAGTCTGCCACATTTCAATCCACCACTAGTATCATAAAATAAATCATTCATACTACGAGATTGAATAGTTTGACTACCGAATTGATTAAGGTCATTATCCCATACAGAATACATAAAAGTACGAACGAAAGGTCTGTACGTAACTTTAGGTGCAAAGACAGACTTTCCGCTAGAATCCCTTATCATAAAAAATCCTCTAGGAATAGAATTTCCATCATCATCTTCAGTAGAGTGATTGATGCTTAATCTAGGTAATCCACCGCCAGATGATACATCACCAGATTGACCAATCAACTTTCTTAGGTTATCCTCTGTAATGTCATCTATTTTTGTTGGTAGAGGATTATAACCAACCTTTGATACTTCGTTTACGTTCAATTTGAACTCCTTTTTGCAAAATTAATTGTTAGGTAGCTTCGAGGGAATAGCTTGTGTTCACCCTCAACCTTTTCACGAACAGTCAAGTTTTCTTGCCTACCGCTACTTCCAGTACCACCTCCGATTACCTCAGTCATTTGACCATACTTCCTCATTAGTGTGCCTTATGCCCTGTTAAAATAGGCGGACATTGTTCAGCCAGAAGCAATAATATATTTGCAAGTATATTACTCCTAAATCGTAAGTATATTATATAACATACAAAAGGTATGTCAACTACATTTTGACCTTTTAATTTATAATCTTTATAATCCAT